GCTGAAGTGTCTTAGTCTTGGTGATCAAGTTCTGGTTGCCAGCCGAACCAGCAGCCGTGACGAGGTTGACGCTGATCGTCGCGGCGCTGGCGCTGTAGTTCGTCGCGGTGAACTTGTCGATGATGGTTGTCACGCCAGTCGCGGTGTACTGGGTGGTTTGAGTGTTCTCGACCGTCTTGGCCGGAACGAGGACTTTGACTGAAACGGTCATGGCTAGACTCCCTGTAGTGTCGGCACAGAGGCTATCGACACAGTTAATATGACTGACGGCGTGGCCGGGCGAACTGGTCCAGTTTTTGCAGCAATGTACTCAATTGTAGTGGAGGTGTCAGTAGTTGCCCACATCAACTCGATGTACTCGTCTGCGGCTAAATCGATGAACAAGTTCAACGCGCCGATCAAGTGGCCGTCTATGGAACCGTGCCGATTGGGCACGGAAAACTGGCTGTTGGAGTCAGGCACATCAACCCCGTTTTTACGCATCCAAACGTCAATGTCGTGGATGTTGTTGTCGGTGTTGACCATCTGGACGCTGAACTGAATGTTGTACGTTCCGGCAATTTCGCACCTGACCTTGGACTTGCAGGTGCCGGTGATGGTTGTAGACGCTACGGTCTGCGACACGCTGACCTGATAGGTGCCGGTGCTGCCATCCGTGCCTGTTAGCTGGGACACAATGCGAGTTCCAGCCGTAACGCCAGTGCCCGTGATCACCATGCCAGGGTAAATTGGCCCCGAGGTGATCGCTGTCACCGTCATGGTGGTTGTGGCAATCGACGCAGTGAACACGGCTGTGCGGTCTTCTATCGTGACGTTTTTGCTGAACTGCGTGGTGTCGTACAGCAGCGGGTACGCCGTAGTTGTTGAGCCGTCTGGCTGGTTGGCCGTGCTGTAAAAGGAGCCGTATACAAACTGCGGAATCTGCGGCGTGGTAATCGGCGCAGATTGAAGCGCGTCGATCTGCTTTTGCATCTCGGCTATCTGCGACACCAAAGCCGAGCAGCAGTCTGCCAACGCTTCTGCTTGGATTTGCTTAGCCAACTCATTGCTCAAATCAGCCGCAGGCGGCAGCGTCTGCAACTCTTGCCGCACGGCGTCGAGCGCAGCCTCAAGAGACGCAATCGTTGACTCGGCGCTGAACGTAAGCCCTGAGTCATCAACGACTGCCGTGGCCGCATCGTTGAGCGACAAGAAGAACAAGTACCAAGCCCTGTCGATCAACCCGGTGCGCGGGTCGATCAACGGCACCCGTGGCGGGGTGATTGGCGTCGGCGTTGCGTTAGGGCTAGGCATTCGTTGGACTCAGAATCAACTCTGCGCCCATGATGCTGATCTTGACCGGATCGGTGCCCGATAGCTCATAAACGCGGTCGCGCAGCTTCAGGGTCATGCCCATGCGCCGCCAGAACACCCGGCGGTAGTATTCGCCGATCTTGCCGATCTGCGCCCAGTGCTCGTTGCCCCATGTGTGGCCGCCGTCGTCCGACCAGCGCAGCATGACCTCGGGGTTGCTGCCTTGGCCCAGATTCAGGCCAGTGCCGGCCTCAATGTCCAGTTGCAGGCTGTGCTGCGCGGTGCGCTTGAGGTTGTTCTGGCCGGTAGGCAGCGCCCGCCACGACCGCAGCCACTTCTGGATGCTGCCGTTGTCCGAGTAGTCTTCCAGATCAAAGGCGTAGATGTTGCCGTTCTCGTAATCGCCAACAACGATCTTGTTGTTGAACGCCATCTGGCAGTTGCTGCGGTGCCGGGTGAACTCGCCGTTGCTCCAGCCAGCCCGCTCGTGCCAGGCTTGGGTGGCGGCGTCGTAGACCCAGGTCGTGTTGGCCGTGGGGAAGATCAGCACATAAAAGCTGTGGCCGTCCTGCTGGTAGGTGTACGCGATGGCGTCCGACAGGTCGCTGTACTGCTGAATCTGCCACTCAACGGCGTGGGTGCTGATGCGCTGGCCGGTGTAGCCGTTGGCCCGGTAGACCATGCCTTGGCCCCGGCGGTCGCGCCCAAGCCAGAACAAGGCGTTGTCCATCTTGGCAACCGAAAACGGGGCCGCGCAGCCCAGCTCGTTAAACGCGCCTTGGATGCGCTGGAGCGGGAAGTCGGTCGCGCCGGAGTCGTACCAAACCTCAATTGAGTTGGTGCCAAAGGCCCAGATTTCGCGGAAATTAGACGCCACGGCAACCAGCCCGTCAGGCGAGCCCTCGGTGCTGGCAAACTCCAGCGGGTCAATCGACGTGCCGTCCAGCAGCGCCGTGATCCACATCTTTTGGCTGTTGGGCTGATTGAAGACGAAGTAGCCGTCCAAGTAGCCCACGGTCACGGCGCCGGGAAAGTCCGGGTCGGTGATCTGCCCAAAAGCGTTGGTCGTGTTGTTGTAGATGTAGCTCGGGCCGTTGGCCGCGATGAAAAGCTGGGTGCCGTTGTCGGCCATGCTGACCGGGCCGGTGCCGGCCACGGTGCCGATGAGCGTCGGCGTGTAGCTGTTGTTGATCTTGTAGAGTTGCGTGCCCGACACCACGAAGCCGGTGCCGTCCTGCGGCGAGAAGGCCCACAGCCCTCGGATCGGGCCGGTGCCAATCGAGTTGAGCAGCTTTAGCCCCGGAGCGCGGTTCAAAAACGCCGGCTCCTTGCCCGCCTCGGGCACGATCTCGGGGAACAGGTTGACCATGCGGGCGTCGGCAGCGTTGACGCTGCGAGCCACGTACGAGCTACCCAATATAGGAGTTTTCATCAGTAGTTACCGGCATAGATGTTGTACCGCTGCCGCGTGGCAATCAGCGAGTACGGCATCGACATCACATCGTCCGGGTTGTTGATGCGCTTGAGGTTGCGCTTGCTGTACATCGCGATGCGCTGCACCTGGGGGCTTGGCTCGATGCCAAACTCCGGCGCGATCTCGCAGGCCAAGTTGTAGGTAAACGCCCGCAGATAGCCTGGCGGGAACAGAATCTGGGTGGACAGATTGGCCGGCTGCGTCAGCTCTTGGACGCTGATGAAGTGAAACTCCAGCAGCCGCGTCGGGCGCGGGTAGATGAAGATGTCAAAGTCCGGGTAGGTGTTGTTGACGAACATCACCTGCGGGTACGTCGAGGTCACGGTCTTGACCGCGATGCCGTCGTACTGCTGCTGGTTGATCAGCTTGATGCCGTACGACACGCCAGTGCCGGGGTCTTTAAAGTAGGTGGCGTCGTCCACCAGAATCGGGCGTACAGCAGTGCCGTTGAGCCGCACCAGCGAGCCGCTGGGGCCAAGGGTTGCGTTGATTAAGCCAACCGGCCAATTGCAAATCTGGTCGATGGTGGCAAAAACAGACAGGCGCTCGGTTGACCACGAGTCGATCATCTGATTTAGCGCCATCAGGGAGTCCTGAGACACTGAGGCCGACGACGTTTCGCCCTCGGCTAGAACGCCTAGCAGCCGCAACGCCCGGTTAATCTGTTCGCCTGCGGTGTAGGTCGTCATGCTATTCCTCTTCGTCCTTTTTGCGCCGCCCGCGCCGAGGTGCAGGTGCTACCTCAATTTGCGGCTCGATCTGAGGCGCATCTTGTTCCTCAGGATTGTAGCGTGACCAGCCGTTTTGAACATCAAAATCGGCTTCTAGGTCCATCACGGCAACTTTAGCGCCGTGGACGGGATGTGTCAGGTAGATTGCGGCCATGTGTGCAAAAGTGGGGGCCAAAGCCCCCACTTAATTAAGAAGCGACAAGAGGAACGGAGAACCAGTCTGTGGTGTCATACGCCACAAACCAGCAAGCCGTTTTCGCAGCCATCGAGAAAGCCGTAGTGCCCGCGACGCCGTTGATTTTGGCGCTGCCGGGAGCGTAGACCTTCAAAATAGCGTTGGCCGTATCGTCGTTCTTAACCACAAGCAGTCGGCCGGCCGTGGGAGCAGGCAGCACAACACCTTTGGTGGCGTCAGCTGCAGTCACCCAGTTGAACGAAGCCGTCATAGCCGTCGCGTCGGCGCGGGTCGAACCCGCAGCCGCCGGTTTGGCGACGTCGACGCTCAGGGAGGCGCCGGTCAGCGTGGGGCTGGACAGCGTGCCGCCGGTGATCGTGGAGTTGGAAATAGCGGCACCCGTAATCGTGGTCCCTGCGACAAGCTCGGGATCGGAAAACGCGACGCCTACTGCTTTAGTATTTGGCATGATATGTCCTTTTAAAAACAGGAGGCCGAAGCCTCCCGTTAGCTTAGACGCGGTACAGAGTCCAAGTCGTGTCGCTGGTTTTACGAGCGATAAACGAGGCCGAAGTACCATCGTTGATGGTCAGCGAGCCAACAATCGTCCAGCCCGTGCCAGTGCCAGCGGCCATCGTGATGTCGCCGGTCGAGGTGCCAATGTTGACCACCACCCAGTTAAAGGTGCTGCCAACTTTAGCACTGGAGACCAGATCGTTCACACCAGTGACGCCGCCTGCTGTAACCACGATAGGCATCGTGTAGATCGTAGCAGTGGTGCCAGGATTGGCGATCAGAATACCGCCGGTTACTTCAGCAGCGGTCAGAGTGACGGCGGAAGTGCCAGTTTCAGTAGTAGGGGCGGGCAAGTAGCCGATGACGGGTTCGTTGAGGTTGCCGTCGCCGACTTGATAGCCGCCTGCGCCATTAGGGAGAGCCATGATAAATTCCTTTCAAAAAGTTACGAATTGAAGCCCCCGAAGGGGCGTCAAAATCAACCCCACATCCGAACGCCCATCTGGGGACGGATGGTGCTGTAGCCGTACAGAACGTCAATACGGCAAGGCATACGGTCGTTGTTGATGTCGTACTGGCGCACCACACGCAGGCTGATGCCATTGTGAACGGCGCGAGCGGCCATGTCCACACCTTGCGGCAGGAGCAGGTCGGCGGTTGCGAAGGTGATCGCGTCCTTGTGGTACACCAAGTTCTGGGCGTACTGGCTGGACGGAGCGCCAACGAACACGACAGCCTTGTTGTTGCCAGGCAAAGCGGTCATGGTCGCCAGAGCATGGCTGGCCGAGTACATCGGAGCCACGGTCACAGTTGCGGTGGTGGTGGCGGTCGAAGAAGCCAAGGCCACAAACTGAAACAGCGAGCCGGTGGACTCGCGAGTCTGCGGGTTCACAGCGTAGACATCAGCGATGGTGAACACGTCACCAACAGCGATGGTGTCGCCAGAGCCAACAGTCAGGGTCAGCGTAGCATCGCCTTCAGCAGTCACGGCGGCGGCGGTAACCACGCCAGTAGCAGCGCGGGAGCCGGTGGTGTGCTGCTTGATCGACTGAGACATGTTGATCTCGTCGAAGCCCAACACGCCCATGCCCATCATGCCGTTCTTGAACTGCTTGCTAATGGTGTCGGTGGGGTTGAAGAGACCCTTCATGCCCTCGACCAGACCAGCGTTGGCAGCCGGGTTGACGGTTGCGTAGCGCGGGCTCATCACAGCAGCGTTCTCGTTGAGCTTCTGCTGGGCTTGCAGCAGAACCAGCGAGGTAGCGGGCGTGGTGCCAGGGGTACCGACGGAGTTACCGATGCTCTTGTAAGCGTTGGCAACGTCAGCGTCGATGCTCGATGCCAACTGGCTGATACGAGGCTTCAGAACACGCTCTGCGAAGTCGTCCAACTGCATGGTTAGTTCGGCAGACGTGAAGTTCACGCCGATGTGCTTCTGCGAAGCCACAGTCAGGGTGGTGAACTGCTCGTTGTCATCTTGCACTTGCAAGGCGGCGCCGTCGGTGACCAGAGCGCGGTCAGGCAGACGGATACGCAGAGTCGAACCAATCTTGGCACCTTCAACAGCAAAGCTGTCGTCGTACTGACGGTTCACGTTACGGGTGAGCACAAGGTTGTTTTCAAGGATTTCCAAAGCCTTCCTTGTGATCATGTCAATGGTGAGAATACTGTTCGCCATGATGCGAGTCCTTTCAAAGTTTTAGCGGTTCATTTGCGCTTGCAACTTTTTCATCTGCCTAGCACGTTCAGCTTCAATCCACTGCGAATCTGTCATGGTCTTGGTAGACCTAGGATCAGTCGTGTCGTAGGACGAACTTCCACTGGTGCGTGCGGTAACAGGCGAAATAGGCGTAGGCGCAGACGTAGTTGGTTTCACAAGAGGATTGGAGCCAAGTTTGGCCTCAATCTTCCCAATCTCTCGGGCCTGCAAAAGAGGTGCCAAGCGGGAAATGCGATCAGCTTCCTTCGGGTTGGTTCCCAGCCAATAGGCTAGGTCCGGCCCCATGTCGGACGCCTTGATTGTCTCGGCCATCACGTCAGTGACTCGAAGCTGCGGGTTGTAGGCGACTTGTTCAAAGTCGTCGTACTTGGCCCTGGCCTCTTCCTCACGGTCGTGGTAAGCGTCGTTAATCTCAGCCTGCTGCCGTTGGAACTCACGCTGCGCAAGCAGTTCTTCAGCCTTTTTGACGGCCAGCGCTTCCGCGTAGGCATCAGGCGACTCGAAATGCTCGATAGGCGGGACTTCTCTTGGCGCTTGCGGTTGGGCAAGTTTAGCCTGCTGCTCACGTTCCCATTTGCGCTGCTCTCTGGCAAGGCGCTTGCTGATCTTCTCGTCGAGTTCAGCCTGGGTGAATTTCTTCTCCTCGGGCGTCTGCTCGGGTTGACTCTCAGCTACTTCCGGCGCGTTTTGTGCATTCTCCGGGGCGGCCGTCGCCTCGGGTGCTGGCGCGGATTCAACTTCCGCTAAGGCTTGTTGGACTTCTTCAGTCATTTTTGATTCTTGTGAATCCCTGGTCTACCGGGCCAGTACAGTTCTCAGATTATGCGCTAAGAAGGCGCAGTGTCAAGACGATTAAAGTTGAATCAACGAGTTGCCGTTGCGGATAAATTGCACCACTTGGCCGGTTGTGAACGCAGTGTCTGTTCCAGTCTTCAAAATAAACTTGAAAGCCGCATTGACGCTGTAGTTGTTCTTCAATGTGCAGTTGGTTGAGAAGTTTAAGTAGAACACCTCAAACTCACCGATCATTGGGTAGTCAATCGCAAGTTCTTCATAAGGACGTATGGAGACAAAGCCTTCCAGCGTTGTCAACGTTCCTGTCATCGCGACATCCCAAACATTTGACGATGCTCTGTTGAAATACGCAATGCAATTAGTTGCGGTCACCGTTGTCAAGGTTGTTGCGCCAATATTTACCGGACGATTTCTGTTAAACCCTGCCATTGTTGGGTATTGCAACAGCGTGATCGTATAGTTGTTTGGTAGCAGCGCATCTACTGTGTACCCAGTTCCTGTGGAGTTCGCGGCATCTATGGCCCACATCTTAATTTCGGCGTTAGTAATAAACTTAGTGCCAGAAAAAGATGAGTTAATTGTTCCACGGCAATCTTTAGCTGTGACCCAATTCATATCGTTGTCAACCAACAGCAAGTTAGTTGTGATGGTCGGAGGGCGAATGCGCTCAAGATGCAACTGAGCATCGGTAGCAGGCTGTGTTCCTGTGTAGCGAACAATGGCGTTGGTCGTGCCACTGTCTTGCGAATGTCGCCATCCGTCAATCTTAATGTCGTGAATGTCATAGTCACGAATCCACATCGCCACAAAATTGTCGCCAGCGTTTTCCGCATAGCAGTCTTGAATGACGATATTGGTAAATCCAATTGCGCCCGTTGCGCCAACAGATGTACCTAGCTCAAAACCAGCCACAACAGTTCCGCTTGCCTGCATACCGCCAAGAGCAAGATAGCAATACTCAAAGCGAACATCAAGGCAGGTGTCAAACAAGCCAACAACAGGATAAAAAGAAGCACCAAGAATATAAAATTCTTGCTGAAACTCGCACATGTTGAAAACTTTGTCGCGGTTTGAATTGGGTACGCTATCGTCTTTGTAGACTGACGATGGTAAACCGGTGTCCCACACCGATGAGCAATACTGACCACCAAAAATTGAGCCTTCTACAAAAATGCCCTCTGCGCGGGTGTTGATGTAGGCCGCTTTCAAGAACGGGCCGAACACATAGGCGTTGTAAATTTTGACCTGCTGGCAAGTTGGGCCAGCAGTGATATTCAAGCCCTGAAGCGTGTAGTTTCCTGGCTCACGGTACAGCATCAAACCGCACACGGGGCGGTTAGCAAGCGAGACAGCCTGCCATGCAGTCAAGTCTAGATAAGACGGGATTTTCAACCCGTGAATTTCGCCGCTATAGCACGATCCAACTTCGACCACATTCTTGTGAAACCAGTTTGCATCTGGGTCAGGCAAGATGATTGCACCATCGGCAAAGATGCTAAAAAACCACATGCGGCGAAACGAAATAGTGTCGCTGACGTAATATTTCCCTGGTGGGATGTAGATGGCAACACCAGCTTTTTCAGTTGTTGCTGCGGTCAATGCTTGGAAAGCAGCAGTGCTGTCAGTTGCACCTGTTGGGTCAGCACCGTAATCAAGGACGTTGTAAGGCGCCCCTTGAATCATGGAGTAGGAAACTTTTGTCAGCATACAAAACCCTTATACCGAGTATGTCAAGGAAAATTGTGCGCCAGCCCCACCTTGTGCATTAGCTGCGTACCCGGACACTTGAGTTCCGTTTAAAAATCCGCGAATAACAGCGTAATCTTGACCGCCTGCTGCAAACAACTGAACAGCGGTTGCTGCTGGTAAGTTAGCAAATCCATACACAAATACAGCGCCGGCCCCTGGTGAAGAATTTTGAATATTAAAAGGCAACCCACTAATTCTAAGATCGCCGGTGGGGGATAAAACAGACGCAATGTTGATATATCCTTCAACAGTAACCAATCTACCTATTCGGGTGTACCGCCCGCCGCGATCAGTGGATGTGATGCTGCCACTTGTCCCAGCTTGAAATGCAGGCGTCCAAGTCCCCTCCTCATACCAGTTCAGCAACTGGCTCGTCATCCCCGCTGCGGGGGTGTTGGCGGTGAAGTTGACGCCTTTGGCTGCGGTGCTTTGGGTAATGTTGTCCGTAAACGACCCGCCAGCCGTTGCAACAGCGCGGCCAGCCGTAAGGTTTGCGACAGACACTTTTACCGTTGACCCGCTTTGAACAATCGGCAGAACCTCGGTGCCGGCAAGAGGAGTGCTTGCCCCAGTCAGTGCAGAAATTTTTAGGTCGGCCATGATTGTTCCTTAGACGTAATTGACTTCGATTGTCGAAGTAGTAGGCGGTGCCTCTGAGAAGGTGAGCACAGCGCCAGCAATGCTGTATGTGTTCTTTTGCTGGTACACGCCGTTGATGTACACATTGGTGGCGTTTTCGCCTGCGGGGGCGCTTGCCAGCGTGAATGCCACAGTGGAGCCATTGCCGGTAAAGTTGGCAATGATTGCGGTGGCGTTAAAGCTGCTGCCCACATTGTCGTATGTGGCGATCAAAACGCCGGTGCTGGTTTCAAGCACGAACTTGTACAGCCGCAGTGCAATCCAAATCTCGCCGCCGCTAGGCACCCGGCCAGCAGCATTTAGCACGATGGGGTTGGTGTGCGCGGTGTTGCCGGACGACGAGGTGTACGAGGCCAGCGGCGTAGTTGTGCCAGCTTCGTAGGTGTAGATTTTGCCGCCAGTCAGCACATTGCCACTGTTGTCAAAAAATTGAGCACCAACGCCGCCAAAGACTGAAAGCGATACTGCGGGCATGTGTTACTCCAACAAAATCAAGCCGCCGTCCTCTTGGACGAGGTTGTCACCGGACTCGGTAAGAAGGTTGCTCTGAGCCTGCTCGCTACCACGCCCGCCGAAAAGCGAAATGATGCCGCCCAGCCCAAGGCCGACGGCGTTGCGAAAGGCTACACCGAAGCTCATTGCTTGTTGATGGGTTTGGCGTACGCAGTTCCGTCGGTGCTGCCAATCCGCAGCACGCTGACGCGCCAGGGAGCGCCGGTCGTGTTCAGCGGCACGACAAACGGAATGGGCGTGAAGGCGGGGATCGGGGTGCTGGCGCTGGTAGCCACGGCCCCCACACCTACCTGAACGTAGCAGGGCTGGTCAGACCACACCATCACGCCTTGAGGACCAGCGCCCCATGCAGTCGTGTTGCCCGCAGTAGCACCGGCAGTTGCGGAGTAAGCGGGAAAATCCGCTTGGCTCATCGGGTTGAGGAGTTCCATGATGTGTCCTTTACGCCAGGAATTTCAGTTTGTACAAACTGGTCAAGTACAGTTCGACGATATTATCAATCAACTGCTGCAATGTTGAGTCTTCTTTTTTCGCCACCTTGTAGCGCATCTCCTCGACCTCGGCCAGAGATGCCTCAAGGAACTCGGTGATGTTGGTCGTCTTCTTGGCCGAGTGTAAGGTAATCGGCCCGATCAGCCCGTGACGGCCTTGGTACGCCTCGGCAAACGCATCAGCGTGGTCGATGATGGTGTCGTAGAAGGTGTTGAGCGCCACATGCTTGGAGTAGCTGCGCGTGTTCAGATGCACCGAATGGGCTACGTCGCGAGCCAAGAACAAGAGGCCCATGAAGTCTGCGGCGGTGCTCATTGCATGGCTCCTTCAGGTGGCATCATTGGGGGCTGCTGCTCCATCATCTCTGGCTGCATCTCCGGCATTTGCGAGTTCAGGTTGTTGCTCTCCATCGCCGCAGCCACGACGCCCATAGCGATGTCCTGAATCTGCTGCTCGGTCATGCCGGCCTGCACCGCACTGATGCGCTGCGTCTCGGCCTGGTACGCCTTGATCTCGGCCTCAAACTCTTTGATCGACAGGTCGCGGGCTTCCATCGACTTCTGCACGTTTTGAAGCATCCCGGCCATCTGCTGCATCTCTTGGTTCATGGCCTCCATCTGCTGCTTGGCCGCAGCCAGCGCCGGATTGTCCTCATCGTCGCCGATGATCGCCGGGTCGATGACCTTGGCAAACCGCTGAGACATCTCCTGAGCGCCCGGCCAGTCCATGTTCTTGACAAACAAGTCGCCAGCCACGCGCCAGAGGTCCGGGTTGCCTTGCAGCAGTTGAGCCATCGCTTCCAGCGACTCTTGACGCTTGGTGGCAAAGCCGGGCCCGGTGATGACCATCACGTCGTACTTGCCGACGCCGGGGTTGTAGATTTTGTCCACCACGATGCCCTGCTCGTTGCGGATTTTCTTGACCGGCTCGGGCTGCATCGGGTTGATCTTGATCATCTTGGACTCGCCATCCTCGCCGACAATCCGGGCGATGCGCTGCGTGTCGTAGATTTTCGGGATCAGGTCGATCAACTGACGGCCGATGTAGCGAATAAACCGGGCGTAGTTGTCAACGTAGTGATAGGTGCCGGTGTCCGACTCTTTTTGCCGGGCCAAGATAGCCCTGCCCGACCGCTCGTTGGACGTTTGGCCCAGCGATGCGTTGTACTGCCCAGTGACCGACTTGATGTCGTCAGCAGCGCCCATTTTGGCCTGTATGAGCCCGGTCTGGGGCAGGGGCGGGGCAGCACGCTGGGGCAACGGCAAGACGGCTCCTGCGCCGTCTGTAACGTCTGGGTTGACCTCAAGGTAGGGCCAGTTCTGGGTGTTTGCAGTCTTCCACTGCATCTCGTAACCCTCGAACTGACCGCCGTAGCCGATGAACGGCGCCTTGGGGGCCAGCGCCAGCATCTCGGCCTCTTGGCTGGTCCAGTAGTTGTACATGCGCTGCGCGTCTTTGGCGTTACGCACGAGGCCGCTGACGTACAGCCGGCCTTCAACCTCGAACTCATTGCCCACGCAGCGGATCACCGGGATGTGCGAGCCGGCCCAGTCGGACCGCTCCAGCACCTCGTAGCCGTTGATCTTGAGCCACTTGACCTTCTTGCGGTCAGACGGGCGCGAGCGCAGCGGCTTGCCAAACTGCGCCCGCATCATTTTGTCCTCGGGCGTGCCGCTAAATGCCGTGGCGTTGCCGGGGTACAGGTTGAGCGTTTCCTTGGTGTTCTCGATGTAGAAATATTCGGCGATACGCACCGTGTTTTCGTTCATCCACTGGCTAAAGCCTTGGTCGCCCACGCCCAGCGTTTGCAGCGTGGTGATGGGCGCAGCGTCCGGGTACTGGCGCTCGTACTCGTCCTTGGGGATGTCCTCGGTGATGAAGCACCAGCGGGCGTCTGAGCCGCACGGGTCTTGGATCAGCGGGTCCATGTAGACGCTAAAACTGTTGCGGATGCGCCCGATCTTGATGTCCTGATCGAACGTGTTGTCGTCGCAGTACTCGGTCAGAATGCGAGCGTAGCCCTCGCCGTAGGACACCTGGTTCTCGCAGGCCGTGTCGTAGGCCACGTCGGCGTCCGAGATGTACTCGATGTGCCGGATCATGCCGTTGAAGATCTCGGCTACCTCAACGTCAGCGCCGTCGTCTGCCGGGATGACCTTAGGCTGCGGCCGGTTCTGCCGCTGCTCGTTGGTCACTTGGTGGACGTGCTGGGGCAGCTTGTTGATTGTCAGGCACGGTCTGGCGTTGATCGTCTGGCCCTGCACCGCGCCACGGGTCGCCAGCACGTCAGCCGGCCACTGCCAGTGGTTGTCGGGCGAGCCGGCGTAGAACCGCAGGTCGTCCAGCTCGTCCTCACGCGACTCAGACAGCGCAGAAATCGCCATGTCGAGGCGACTACGGGCCGTCGAGAGCACCTCAGAGTCGCTCTTGTCCTTGGCCGAGCCGCCCTCGCTGACCGCTCCAGCAGCGGCGATTCCTGTGTAGTCTTGAGGCATGATTACTTGATCTTGTTCAGAACCTTAGCAACCGTGGCCTTGACGTTGGTGCCCGACGGGATGCTGCCGTGACAACCCATGCCCGGCATTTTGGAATACGTCTCTTTGTTGCGGTCAGGCATCCCGCCGCCGGACATCTTCGGCTCACGGGCGTTGAGTTTGCTGATGGGTGCGAGGATTTTGCTCATTTCTTGCCTTTTAAATTTATGCCCACACGCGATGCGGGCTACTTACTTGAACTGCAAACGGCGTCAGTGTATCACTCTGAGGCCCACGGACATTGACATGCCAGCCTTCGATAGGAGTCATTACTGGCTCCTCGTCAGTGCCGCCCGTGCGCTTGTAGATAATGCCAATGGTGTCGATGCTGCCCTCGTAGCCTTCCAGCGCTTGGGTGGCTTGGGCTTCGCTTGTGAATTTTAGGTATAGATCAGTCATGCTGTGATCCCTTGCAATTCAGCGTTTGCCAAGCGACGGGGGTAGTAGGCGATTTGACGATACCGGATGTTTGAGGTACTACCTGCGCTTGACGCCGAAAGCCGCAATGCAATAATTCCAGTTGGGACTGCTGCAACAGTATCTGTAGTTCCGGCAGTTCCGTTGATTGCACCGACAGTATTGTTTGTCGCAAGCGCAACCGCTTGCTTGTAATATGCTCCTGCCGCATAAGTCGTGCTAGGCGTTGAATTAACCGCCTCTGTAATGCTAGAAACAACTACTGGGTTTTGCATGTTGTTTCCGGATGTGGCGGTCATCCCCCAGTAATTAGCTGTCGTGCCGTCGTCCACAATCAAAGTTCGCTGCCCTGCAACCAATTTCAACCCAACCCAAGCATAGTCTGCAAACAACGTCCCCGCACTGGCGTTATACCAACTACTGAAGTTCGTCCCCGTCATGCTTGCAAAATCAGCCGCACGGGTCACTTGTGACGCCACTGTGGGGATGTAGCTGGTGGCGAAGGCTCCGGCTTCTAGTTGAGCGCCCCAGATGAAGATGCCTGATGTGCCGTCGCCTACTGTGTCAGAAGCATTAACCTGCCCGTAAATTCGCGGTGATGCCGTTGCCGTGGCAACAGTTGTGTATGTAATTGAACATCTGTACCAGCCGTTACCGGCAGGTGTTATGGAAGCAGTGCAATTTGCAACGCCGGTAGTTGTTCCGTTTGCTAGATTGAAATATGCTCTTGTAATTGATGCAACAACCGTACCTGTAATTCGTAATTGACAAAAATTGTACTCACCTGCTTTAGCGTAAACACTAACGGTGTATGCTGTTCCAGTGGTTTGGCTTAAAGACTGAACAACAAAACCAAGTTGGCTAATGTTTGAAGTTATTTTGTCGCCAGTCAATGCCCCATCCGGCGCAATAACAGTATTTGCCGTAATACTGGAGTTGGTTTTAGTCCAAGCCGCATTGTCAAACTGCTCAGAATACGTCCACAAATTTACCCGCTGCTCTTCAATTAGCAGCCCAAGGCTTGCAAGCGTTGTGGGGTTGTAGTCAAACCGGGGTGCGTCGATGGCCGCTGTTTGGATCAGGCCGTTAGAGCCGGTGAACGTGGCCGTGGTAGAGCGTGTGAAGGTGATGCGGGGGTCGAGCGTGCTGGTGTTGGTGAAGTTAAGCAGCAGCGAGGGTGACAACTTGTTAAGCAAGTTCGGCCCGCCAAGCGTTGCTTGGTACGACACACCCAACGAAACAGCGTTACGCGCCCCAAGATAGCTCATTTTTTAGCTTTCGGTGCAGCACGTTTGACAGCATATGCAATGGCAACGGCCTGCTTGACGGGCTTGCCGCTCTTGACCTCCGCAGAGATGTTCTTGCGGAAGGCTTCTTTGCTGGTGGACTTGACGAGTGGCATTATTTACCCTTCTTGGCAGTTTTGGCCGACTCTTTGAACGCCTTGTCGGTAGGTGCGCCAGGCGAGCCAGGCTTTCGCATCTTCTCGTTAGAACCTTGCTTGATGCGCTCGCGTTTAGCTGCAATGTTACTGTAGAGTCCGGGTTTAGTAGCCATGATAGCCTTATTTTTGCATGATACGTTGGTTGATCGGTGCGTCTGTAGCAATAAACGGGTTGTACAGAAAATTTTCCGGTGCGTCTTGCTGCCGCACTTTTGCGGGTAGCCGCACAACGCTTTCATTTCTCATGTAGCTGTATTCAGGGCGTTTTGCGCCGTAAGTGCTAAAAGACCCTATGTATTCGCTAGGCACAATTCTGACAGGCATGTATTCCACACCTTGCTCCATCAGTACCATAGCGCGGTGACGCCCTTCATGCCCGGTTACGCGGGCGCGTGATTGGTCTTTAGACACACGCATTTCCAAATACGGGACATCCGCAAGCGGCGTGTTCGTGCTGATAGCTTGCCGAATGCGGTCCAATTTTTCTTTGCTTGGTTTTTCTAGCGGCGCAGACAATGACAAAAAATCTTGGGGGCGCACAAACGCAAGCGTTTCTTTTGCTTTGGGGTCGTTAGCTTGCTTAACTGCTCTTTGCACGGCGTTAGAGTCAAACAAATTGCTCGCCGCAACAACTTTATCCGCAACTTTAGACCCGGCAGAAAGTGACGGTACAAGGGGTAAAAGCCCAAGCCCAAGCAGCATTGCGTCGCCGTAGTTACCTTGCCGCGCCGCTTGCACAGCGTCGTAGCCTGACAAAAGATCACCAATTACAGGCGTAAACCCCAGCGCAGTCTTGGCAACATCCGATGCTTGTTCGGGTGACGCATAGCCACCTTGAAGCGCCCTAGCTTTTGCGCCCTGCGCGGCTATGTTTGGATTGCCAAAGTACGGGCGGCTGAGATCGGCTAAGGCGTTGGCCGGTGTGGGGGCAAGTGCATTGCTAGGCATTTAGCACTTCCATCGTTTGAGTGATGCCTTGGCCCGCTCTGCTGGACCTTTGGCGTTCTTTACGACGCCCTCCATGCGGGCGCAGAAGCTTGCCTTGCGGCCAGCGTCGGCTTTGGTCTTGGGGTTGGGCGCCGGCGCCTTGAGGTTCGAGCCAGTGGCTGCGTTGTACTTGGCGCGGCCCTTGGCGGTCAGGCCCGCGCCCTTGCTGACGGGCAGCTTTTCGCCCCGTCCAACGCTTAGAGACACGCCTTTTTTAGCCATTACGCCCCCATCCAACTGGTTACAGCCCCGCCACTATACCCGCTTGCGGTGCGGATGTGTGACTTTGGCTCACGATACTCTCGGCTGGCGACAGGATACGCAAACGTCAGCGCGATGGCGTCTGCTGCGTCCGGTGAGGCCAGACCACGGGCTTTCATGTCCTTTTTGGACTCTAGATAGATCGTACCACGCGAATCGGGCTTCATCTTAGGCGAAATCAGGTCACTTTTCAAGAACCTGTCGTTGGGCACGCTGGCTGTTTTCAGCCAATCGCGCATATCACCCCACATTTCAGCCCGTTTGTTGCCGTACATAATGGGGTTTTTGGCCTTGTTGCCAAAGTTAACTCCCCTGACCTTGTACCGCTGCTCTTTAAGCCGGTCCACGACCCCCGCCCCCAGCCCGCCCTCGTCGATGTTGACCAACGACGGCTTAAATTCCTCAATCGCGTCGATAACGTGCCCGACCACCGTCATGGTGTCGTCGCCCCGGTGCCGGATCAGCTTGACGATGTCGCGCCCCTGCCGCACGGCAATGACCGTTGCGTCTGCCCCGAACCGCGCCGGGTCTACGCCGATCACAATTGGTGCCGACTGGTCCATATGCTTGGCCCGTTTCATCGCCTCATCGACCACGCCAATACTGATGAACTGATCGTCGCCCTCGTTCGGAAACTGACCGTACACCTCGACGTGCGCTTGTGAAGAGTCCGGCCCGTATTCCGCGATGATCTGCTCGTAAACCGCCTTGTCGGTGCCCTCGACCGTCCTGGCGTCCACTATCTTGGACGCCCAAAACTCCCGTTTGCTGTTAAACGCCTCGTAGAAGTACCCGGTGTTGCGGCGCGGGTTGGAAAACGCCAGCCAAAAGCGGTTTGGCGTGTTCTCCGTAAAGAATCCACTGGTCACCGCCCAGATCGAGTCGTCGATACCACTGGCCTCGTCGAAGATCACCATCACGCCGTCAAAGTTATGCACGCCAGCGTAGGCGTCCGGGTTCTCGGCCGACCATAGCCGCCCCTCGACGCCCCAGTATCTAGTGCCTTTCTTCAGGTCGCGCTCAACCAGCTCTGTCAGCCACTTGGCCGGCATCAGTCTGGTAGCGCTTACTTCGAACCAATGGCTGTTGATCGACATCGCCAGCCACTTTGTCAGCTCGGCCCAAGTGATACTGCGGAGCTGGCTTTCTGAGTTGGCCGAAATAATGGTCGTCGAGCCGATGCGCGTGGACAGCATCCAGTCCGTGATCCAAGACACTAAGGCCGACTTGCCAATACCCCGGCCCGAACTGACCGCCAGACGCAGCACGTCGAAGTCCAGCTTGCCGCCGTTCTTCTTGATGTGCTCGGCCATAGTCGCGAGCACCTCGCGCTGCCACTTGCGCGGGCCAGTGAAGTGCTCCAGCGGCGTGCCCTTGACGCCCCACGGATACGCGAACATCACAAACGCCAGCGGGTTGTCCTTGATCGCCGGGCTCCATAGCCGAGCCATCAGCTCCTGCTCATCCTGCGCGCTGTAACGTGTGGTCTGCATGTTGTAGCACTTGGCTTGGGTTGTTCTCGATTACGTCTACGACGTCCAGTACGCGCCGCTCGGCCTCTTGTAGCGCCGCTGTGATGCTGATGGACTGGTTCACATCTACTGTAATGGCCTGCTTGGCTACCCAGCCGTGGACGTTCTGGAGGATCGCCAGCGCCGCTTTGGCGTCGCCCTGCGCTGCGGCGTCGTGCAGCAGGTGGCTCATCTCCAGCTCGCCCTCGGCGCGGCCCTTGAGTTCAGCGTACTCCGCGATCTCGTCAAACTGCTTGAGCCTGGCGTACTCCTTGGGCAACATGCCTGCGGCCAACGCCAGGTTGTCGCCCTTAAGGCCGAGCTTGGCAGCCTTGTAGATGCGATGCAGCCGGTCCTCAGTCGCTTGCAACTGACGCGGCTCATATGGCAGGGTCTCGAACATTACCAAAGCTCCCGCTCAGCGTTTGCGCGCGCTTGGGCAGCGTCTTCTATTGTGTAGAAGTTCCCTAAAAATTTTCGATTGCCGTTAGCCACGATGTCCGCTCTCCAAGCTTTTTTTAGGCGCCTACCATTACGCAGTGGTCGCAAGGATACACCTTTTACGCCAGATTGGCTACGCCGCTGCGGGCCCGAGTTGTTGGCGTTTTCAGAGCGCCCTACGTCGCGTAAGTTTTCTATACGGTTGTCGGTGCGGTTGCGGTTTATATGGTCAATCACACCCGCAGGCCACTGCTTGTACACATACAGCCACGCTAGTCGCTGAGCTGTGTGCGTTCGGCCGTTAAACGCTATTTGCACATACCCGTCTCGGCTAAGGCCACCAACAACTGAGCCAACGGGCTTAGACCCCCACTTCTTTTTTCGCGTAAACACGCCAGTTGCGGGGTCGTAGCTAAACGCAGCGCGTAAAAGTTCATGTTCCATGTCGCAATTATAGGGCTTGCGTTTTTAAATTTCAATAAAAAAATTCGCAGTTTTTGTAGCCCCTCCGCTGCCGTGACCGGCCAGCCCCCGGCCCCCTCCCCCCCCTCGGTTTTGGCCGCGCGCCGCCTGGGCGACGGCCTGGGTCAGATTGTCACATTGTCACGCGGCGCAGGGTCGAGGGCTTCCGTAGCTGCGCGCCGGCGGTCTGGCGGTCATGGGTCATTTGGGTCATGGCCGACTGATGACCCAAATGACCCATAAGGCGCAAGCCGGGGAATTTATGGGTCATTCTGGGCTTTTTAGGATGACCCATCGAAAAAGCCTTATGAATCAACAAGTTAGGTGCGTCCGAGGCATTTATGGGTCATCTTGCCAGAAAGTTGATAGAGGCTGACCCCCCCAGCGCGGCGGCTGGCGGCGCCGGTGCAGTCGAGACCGTACACCAAACTGTATACAATATATATTTCCCCTTTTCTTACCTATACACTACATGACAATATGACCCAACAAGCCCCGTTTTCATTGGGACCGCGTATGGGTCACGACACCACTTCAACACGACCCAACACGACACAATCTCGACCCTATAAACTACACGCTTGCGTATTTCTACGATCTAGCGTATTATTCCCGCTCCTATCAACCACCTGGAGCGCACCATGCCCACAAAAGCCCCTCTGTTATCCTTCCCGCACGTCAAAGACCGCCACCATCTCTATGACCTACTTTCCGTGCTCCATGTGCGCGGCGCAATCACACGCAGCCAGCTTGAGGTCATAAGCCTAGCGGCCGCGCCAGCTTTGCCCGCTCCTGTTGAAGTACATCAGCGCACGCCTAAGGGTGTCGTCTATGTACACGCTGGCGACTCATCGTTTCGCGTTAACGTGCGCGCCAAGCTGGTTAGGGTTTATCCCTAGTTCATAGCTGCAAGGAAATATCTTACACTAACGGTTCACCAACCCACTAGGAGCGACGACATGACCCATACAGACTACATGAGCTTTTTTGAGCGCTGGTTGCAATACCAATTCCCTCGCGCTGAGGATGACTGGTCTAACTTCTACATCTTGCGCGAGGTTGCGCGTGTGGTCGCAGACCCCGACGACCTCGCGCACTGGTCTGGCAGGGATTGCTGGTCTATGTATGACCTCGCAAAACAGACCGCCAAAATCTAACCCTCATCAACCCTCGCGCGGCCGAGCGCCGCGCTTAATTAAGTAAAGGACAGACCATCATGCAACCCCTCATCCAATTGCCCAACGACGTGCAAGCCGCCGGCTACAAGCAAACCCGGCCCTTCCACCATGAGCAGGTTTTCCATAGCCCCAGCGCCAACTTCACCGGCACCGAGCGCGAATTCTTGCAAGCCGGCCACGCTTACGCCTACATCCAACTCGACGCCTACGCCCGCGTTACCGTTCAGTAAAGGACAAACATCATGAACTTCAATCAATCAGCACTGGCTCACTGGCCCGAAGATGAGGCACATCTGAGCGCCGCACTGGCGCTTGAAATCTTCGAAGAGCAAGGGCGCGACGATTATCACCAATGGCTCATCCGTGAGCGCCGCGTAATGGATGACGTGTTTGATGGCGACCAAGCGCTCATCGACCGATTCATGGTCGAATTTAACGCCATGACCGCGCCTACCACTAACCTGTACTTTTGAGGAGCCTAAACCATGACCGACAAAACCTACAACGGCTGGACCAACTACGCTACTTGGCGTGTCCATCTTGAAATCTTCGATAGCCTGCCCCTTGAAGACTTCAGCGACGCAGACGACGTGTACGCGCTCGCTGAAGCATGCCAAGAGCGCGCAGAGTACTACGTCGAGTGCTCGTCCGAGCCCGGCCTCGCACGCGACTACGCCCTCGCCTTCATGTCCGACGTCAACTGGCGCGAGATCGCGCAACACATGCTTGAGGAGTACGCAGCATGAGACAGCACTACACCCCCGAACCCCAACGCCGGCCCATTTTTCCGCGCGACTTCCTCGCCGCGCTCATCTTCGCCGCGCTCATCAGCGCGCCCTTCGTCCTTTACTTTTGGAACATGACGCCATGATTACCATCACCCACGAAAAAGCCACGTTTACAGTCAAACCCGAAAACGCCGAACCGACGCGCGAACTACTGGCGCTGATTGACAAGTCCAAAGGGCGCAAGGGCGCCAAGTTGACCCGGCCCAAGGGCCATGTTAAGCACGATAGCAGTAAACGCCATTTCCCGGCGTTTGCGCCCGGCATGACGACGTCGGACTATGTCGCACGCTACGCGGCCTTGAACGGCCATTTAAGCCTTGCCAAGGTGGATTACGAGCACGCCGACAGGCCAGCGGCCATGTATGACCCGACGCAGCCGGAAGTTGAGGAGTTGCCATGCTGACCACAATACGCTACCTATACAAGCACGGCAACATAGAAATTGATTGCGAACTGGAATTTGACCCGGCGCAAGCCGGTAATGAGACGGACCCAGCATGGCCGGCGCAAGCCTTTTTGATAAGCGCCACGGTCGATGGGGCCGACGTTTTCCCCCTGCTGCGCGATACCATAATTGCCGACATAGAGGAGGCGGCGGCATGGTCGCAGGACTAGTTGCGGTTATACTGGTCGCACTGCTAGTGGTCTTCCTCGATCTCTAGGCAGTTGCCACTCCTGTCTTAACCCCCACCGGCCACAAGCCCGTGGGGGTTTTTCTTTACTTCACCCGCACCATAGACGGCGCCGGCGCGTCCTCCACAAGCCGGCGCAGGTCCGACTTCGTGTAGTCGGCCATCGACGGATGGCAATAGATGTTTTTCTTCGACGGGTAGTCGGCCGACGCAAGCCGGCCCATGTTGACCCAGCCGGCCTCCTTGAGCGCGTGCAGGAGCGCAGCTTGCGGCACCTTCACGCCCGACGGCGCAGACGCTGCTACGCGGTCGCACAAGGCGTGGAATGGGCTTCCGACGGCGCCGCGCGCGAACTCACCCCGACGCGCGCGCATCATCTCGACCAGGTAGCTTTCGGCAATGCTCATGCCATGCTCGACCAGGTTCGCTTTAAATTCAGTCCAAGCCGGCGCGGCCGACGGATTGAAGGCCGACACGTCACGGGCGCGCAGCCAGGCGGCGACGGCCTCATACCCGCCGGCCTTGTACCAAGCCCACAGTCGGGCGGCGGCGTCTGGCGCCATCCGAGGCGCCGAGGACCAGACGCAAAACCAGCGGCGGTCCTGACTGTCGATTGTGATCGGCACCGGGTCATTAGAAAACGCCAGCACGAACATGCGATTAAGCGAATCGTACGGATGCAGCCCCTTGCGGTTGACCGTGAGCATGTCGGGCGGCGCGGCAATGATAGGCTTGAGCTTGTTTGCCAGGGCGCGGCGCTCCTTGGCCTCGGGCTCCTTCAGCTCGTTGAGGATCAAAATCTCGGACTCCAGCGCGTAGCCCCACTGTGACCCAAGCGTGTCATTGTCGAGCAGACCCCGGTTTTTCAGTTGCGGCCCGCACACGGCCCAGATAAACGGCGCCCATAGCGTATCTTTGCCGCAACCCTGATCGCCGCCATGCAGGACCGCGTGGTTGATCTTGATCTCGGGATGCTGGACCTTGTACGCCATCACGTTAAAAATATGCTCGCGCTCGGACGCCTCGGGCACCAGCGCCGCGCAGTGATCCAGCCAGGGCGAGATATCGGCGCCGGCAGCGCCTACGGCCGGGCGGGCGTCGCGCCAGCGGTTACCGTACACGTCACCATCCCGCGCCACCAGCACGCCCTCACCGGCGGCGTAGGTGATGCCGACGAGCGCCTTGGCGCCCATGTCTTGGCGGTTCTCGTCGAAGCAATACGACGCTTCGATCTTGGGGCGCTTGCCGAACAGCGAGCGGCACTCGATGTGCCGGAACAGCGCATTAAAGGTCGAGCGGCTGATCTCGCGGCGGTCTTGCAAGTCGAAGTAGTGGTCACCCTCTTGGACGTAGCAGAACCGTTTGTACCAATCAGCCTTCTCGGTGCGGCCCAACTCCTTGCGCTCGACCTCGGCGATCACGCGCTTGGCCTCATCGGGGAACGCCTCGGTGGGGTGCAGCTTGCCCAGCGCATCAGTCATCATCGACGCCAGCAGCTCATCGCGCAGGCCCGGCGCATGGTGGGGCCCGCCCTGCTCGCCGACCCACTTCAAAAACGTCACGCTGTCCAAGTCGATGCAGTGCGAGTGTAGGCAGCAAAACGCCCGCATGGACGGGTTATAACGCCCCTCCGGGTTGCCGTCGCTATGCTCGCTAGAGTTAGGGCAGACGATGCCGGCCCAGCCCTGTCCATTGGGCTTGCTAAGCACCAGCCCCTGATCGGATAGCCAGGCCAGCACGTCATCGGCGCCGTCGTCAGAGACGCGGATCGGGCGAAACGTTGCGGCCTCCTCGGTTGGGGTGACGCCAAGGGCCTCGCATATCTGGGGCAGGCTGAACTGGCGCTCGGGGTGGAACTCGACCAACCGCGAGACGAACCCGTCACGGCCAGGCTTGAGGTTGACGCTGCCAGGCAGTCGAAAGTTCCGCACGGGGTTGACCGCGCCCTTGTCGCTGTAACCGGCAGCGGCGATGGCCGTGATGGCCGCGCTGTACTCGGCCTTGGTCGGCTGTTCCTCGGTGAAGGCGTAGCCCCACTGGTAGCTGCCCTCGCTCGTCTCCATGACCCACGTCGGGGCCAGCGGCGGCGTCTTGGGCGCCTTCTCAGGGTCGCCCACGTCGTCCAGCACCATGCACAAGACGTACTCGCAGTTGGCGGCCGAGGCGCTGATCTTGCCGTCGGTGAAGCGGTCAAGGATGAAGCTGGCGGTGTTGCCGTACCACGACTGCCCGTCGGGCCGGGGCTTGTTGGGCAAGAACGCCGGCCAGGTGGCCTTGACCGCCCCGTCGGCGTGCAGTTGTATCTCGCCGTCTCTGATCTGTGGCTTTTGCCTAACAATCAGAAACGTCTCGCCCTCAGGGGCCAGAGATATGCAATAATCCAAGAAATCCATCGATTAGCTCCTTTGGTGAAAACGCCCGGCAGGCCACTACCTGTCGGGCGTTGTTGTTTCTACTTACCGTAGCGGGTCATGATTTCGGCCTCAACGGCCAAGGGCAGGCCCTCGGCCCATGCTGGTGGGGAGCACATGATACGCTCCATCTCCAGCTTAACGGCCTCGGGATTGTCTGTCTCGACGACGATCTCATCGTGGACGTGTAGGACCACGCCGTCGAGTTGGCGCAGCGAATGGCGCAAGATGTCATTGGCTGCGGCTTGGGTGATGTTCTCACACGCAAGGCCTTTCCAGAGGCGGGCGCGGGGCCATTCTTTGGCGTCGGCTGCAGGCTTCCAAGATGCTTTGGCGTAAGTCACGCCGTCGCTTTCCAGCCGAGCGTAGGGGTAGCATAGCACGCGCCCGGAGGGCAGCGCATACCATAGGTGCTGGCCGTCGAAGAGATACGCCACGCGGCCGGCGCTGAACTCATGGCCGACGTTACGCATGGCGCGGGTGTACGCCTCTTCCAAGTCTTGCCAGAACGGCACGGCCCACGGGTTAGCGCGGCGCCAGGCGTCAACGATGCGTTTAGCCTGCGCCTCCTCGAAATGCACGCCGTAGGCGCGGCCCATCGCAGCGAAGGCGCCTACGCCACCGGCAAAGCCAAGCGCCAACTCCTGCACCTTGCCGACTTGGCGCTGCTCGCCGGTGACCTCCTCATACGCCACGCTGTAAGTCGCAGCGGCGTTGACTTTGTACGGGTCGAGCTTGCGCCGAAAGA